TTTCACCCGGGTACCAGCATAAGGCCGTACCAAGACAAAATCCCCTTCCTTACACCAAGCACCTGTAGGAAACCGTGTTTCATCCTTATATGCTAGGTCACCCATCCGTACTACAAACAACACCATAGTAGTAAACTCTTCTGTCTGGCGCGTAGTATCAGCCTTTATAATGCCGCCCTCATACTCCTTATCTACTTCAGGAATAGCGCATAAGATGTTGAATCCACTAGGATTTGGAAGTTGTGAGGCTTTTTCTTCGTTGGTTGTATCTTGTGTAAATACTAGATTAGGGTTAGTTGCATCAACCCCGATAAGAATATCAGACATATAAAACTCCTTTCTGTGCACAGTCTTGCGACCGGTTAATTGTACTTCGCTCTTGTTACTACAAGGATGGGGTCATCTACTCATCTGTGTCCTCCCCACGCTCTATCATATTTAGCATGTGCTTTATCTTCTCATTCGCAAGGTTTAACCCATGAATTACCCCACACAACCTCCGGTACTCCTCCATATTAGGGGGTTTACCAGAGGCGACGCTTTCTACATACGCACGGATGTCCGCGTTATTTTCTTCTATCAGATGCCTAAGCAGCTTTACACTGTCCATCTTTTATGCCCCTTTACCCGGTAACTTGGGGTTCATCCCAGCTTTGTGTGCCGAAGATATTTGATGTCCTAACTGCATGCCTTTAACTTGAGCATCCAGATGGGCCTTAGCTTCCCCTAACTCTTGTTTATCAGCTGCGGCTACTGCATCTGTTTGCATTTTTGTTTCTCTGTGCTTGATCTCAGAGCCTAGCTTCACCCCAGCCAACTGCATATCAAACTCAAGGCGCTTCTCTTCCAGATCTTGCTTATCAGCCAAGGCAACAGCATCCATCTGTATCTTCTTTTCCTTGAGCTGGATCTCTTGTTGCTTCATCTGTAGCTCTTGTTGCTGCATCTGTACGATAGGATCTTGTTGCTGTTGCTGTGCCTGCTGTTGCTGGGCTTGACTCTGGTTAGACTGCAGTAACTGCTGCGCTGCATCTGCTGTGAGCCTAGAGATCTGTACTTCTATCTCTGGTGGTAGCGTAACAGCTTCACCTGCCTTATCTTTAGTAGCCGGTAGTGACACACCTAGATGCTGTTCGATCTGGGTACGGTAAGCCATAGCAATATGCTCACTTAGATGGGCATACCCAGCAGCTTGTTTAGCCTGTGCCGCAGGATCTTGGCCTATTAGCTGTGCCATCTTAGGATCTTGTGCAAAGGCCATGTGAACCTTGATATGCGCTTCATGGTCTTGATACTGGAAGGCTTTAACCGGCTTACCTGTAATTAATGCCATGTTTTCTGATACAGGGTCCATCGGTTTATAGTCATCGTCCATCGGTACTAACTTATCAGCGTTCTTTATCCCCAACACCTCAATCATCTGACGATGTAGTAATGGGAGGTTGTACAACTGAGGAGCCTGTTGAGCTAACTGCATAGCTGCTTGGTACTGAACAACCTTCTGGCTCATGGTTGCTGCATTAGGATCAGATACAGGGATCACATCACACATATCGTAATCAGCTTGCTTGATCTGAGCCCCACCATCTACATCATATTCATATTCCTCAGGTGTGTAGTCGCGGATCACACCTGCTAGCAGCTTAAACTCTTGCTTCATAGCGAAGTGGAGCCTAGCCTGTACTGCAGACATAACCTTTAATGTCCTTTCTAATATGGCTAATGTTGTTCCAACCGGTGTATTGGCTGACATGTCTGAGATCTGCATATCCCCAGCCGATGCGAACCTACGTCCTTCTTCCACGATGTTCTGCATAAGCAGGTACAGGGTCTGGCTTGGCTCTTTATATGGCAGAGGCATGATATTGTCGCGGATCACACCTGATGACACATCCACATCACGGAACTCACCGGGGGCAATAGGGGTATCATCGCCTTTAATGCGTAGTCCCTTGGTCTTGTACCCACCCGGGAGGTTAGATAGCGTACCTGCATCTACTAACTGACGCAGTATGGAGGTTGCACTTTGGGCAAAGCCACCTACGAGATGGATCAGACCAAAACCGTAGAAGCCAAACCCCGGAACGTACGTATAATGTACAAAATGCTGCCTTTTGAGTCTCAAAGTATCATCTTCGTACCAATTCCTGCGAATTCCAAGGATTTGGCTGGTACCTTTTTCGATTGTTACGACGTATGGCAGGGCAATCTCATCTTTGTCCTCGTAACCCTTAAGATTCAGGTCAACATGCATTTCAAGCACCCGAAAACGGTCATCTGAGGTAGCAGTAAAACCCTGTTCTTCTGCCTTTTGCTTGTCAATATCGTCTAGTGTAGTGGTCGGTTCACCTAAATCTATGTCTAAGTAGAACCCAGAAGCCTGTAATTTGCGTATATCGTTAGCTGTTTTGCGCATTATATGTGTCACACATTCAGCTGTTTCTAGGCTAGATGACCCATAAGGCACCACCATATCCTCTGCTGGCACAAACATTGACACTTGACGGCCTAATGATGGGTCGTAGTAGACCTTTTTGAATGCTGAACCCGCTAGTGGTAGGGCCCAAAGCATCTTTTCATGTTCTGGACGGTACTCAACCATGCGCTCAGTAAGCTGAAAGTTCATATCATCACGAACTCGGGCAGCAGCAGCCTGCGTAACCGGCGTTTCTTTACCGATTATCGTGGTTTTTACCGGTCCAGCGGCAGGAAAAGTCTCCATAATAGACTCTGCTTGGAACTTGACTACTGCTTCTGCCAATATGGGATGGAACGCACCGCAAGCACCACTCCAAGGCTCTGACCGTTCCTCGTATTTGAGGCCCAGCAGTTTTAGTCCTTTGACGTATGTGTCAACCCAGTCTTTACGTGCGTTCCAATCTTCGTTGAACTGATCTACCAGCGTAGTCCCTAGTGAGGACAGTACACCATCTTCCATCTCTTCTGCCAAGTTAGCATCAAAGTCTCCGGGGGTAGATTCATCAACATTAGCATCCTCTTCTTCACCTATTACTATTACAAGCTCTGCATCTGGGCTTTCTTCATCTAAACCGACAGGTGCTTGATATAGTGCCTTATCCATGTTTGCCATTTTATATACCCCTTTTGGTGGACATTCGGTAGTTCTTTTTGACTTGTCTTTATACGTCTTTCAACTTAATCTTTTCTACTGACTTCATCCAAACCAGCGTCCTTGCTACTTCTGCGGAGGTTGCATCCGACTTAATAGAATTAGCTTTCATAGATATTATTGCGACATTTCCTACGACATATCCACCATGAGGATCTATTCTATCCAGCGATGGACTGCATGGTTGCTGCTTTAATAGCCCTACAAATGTAAAGGTCGTTCCAAAGACTGGGCATATATCTGGGGTGATACTCATGATGTAGTCATTAGTGATGCTGTTCTCACCCCACTCACCTCCAGCCTGCTTTGTCCTCATCCTAGCGCCGCCGACAGCACTAACTACCCACGACCACTTGGGGTTACGTTCCCGCCATTCCTTGTTACGTATTCTATGGGCTTCAGTCTGTTCTTTGGTCATCTTCATCAATAGTATCCTGCCCTCTTGATGCTTCTAAACTCTCTTGGATCATCTTCCTCATCCATCGGCAGTCGTAAGAACCCACCCTTCCGTACTCTTATAAGTGCCTGAGTCACCGAGTCCACATAGTCATCATGGTCGCCATTAGGAAACTCAGCGCACTCATCCATTACTTCTTGCGCCCACCTACGGTCCTTTGATGCCCATATCAACCCTGAGGAAAACATATCACTAACCGCATTTACCCGGCTAATCTTGTCATTGCCTTTACTGGGAGTAAACTCTGTTACTGGTATGCCAGCAGCTCGCATCTCTTGATACAATGCAGCCCCATTACTCTTCTTTTCAACTATAAACGTGTCTGGGTTCCACTCACTGTACATCTTAAACATAGCCCGTTTAAGCTCAGGAAACTCCATCCGCTCCCGCCAAGCCTCCAGCAGGATCACATTATTGATCTTATCCCCGTGCTCGTTTTCCCGCTCGAACACCCCCCATATAGTCACAGCATTATAATCCGCCCTGTTATGGGCTTCTTGTGCTGCATCTAGCGACATGATTATATAGTCGCACTGGGGTGGATCGTCCTTAGTCCAGTCTTGCCACCAATCCCGTTTCAGTAACGCACCTTCTTCCCCAGTGGGGTTTTGCATGTACTGGGCGTTCCACAGATGCGGGGCAATGGTTGCCTTAATCTTTTCTAGTTCTTCTATAGGCCAATACTCGGGCCACAGAGACTTACCTGACGGCATAATAGCAGGAAACTCAATATATTCCCACTGATCTGCCCCGGGATTCTTGCTTGCGTAGTCTAGTAGCCTGCCGATCAGGTCCCTTTTACCCCAACGGGTATGAACCACTATTATACCCCCGCCGGGTTGTAATCGCTGTCTAGGGCCTGACATGTACCACTCCCACACCGCATCGAACACCCCTGCCGAGTTGCCGGTGATAATGTCCTGCTCTGAGAACGGATCATCAATTACAAATAGGTTAGCCCCCTTACCAGCAGCGGACCCCCCAACACCCAGTGCATTATATACACCACCTCGGTTGGTACCCCAACGTCCCGCACTCTTAGAATCCTGTTGTAAGGACACCCCGGGGAATACTTCTTGGTACTTGTCTGTATCTAATAAGTTTCTTACCTTCCGTCCAAACCCTACCGAGAGTTCTGCAGTGTGTGAGGCTTCCATGATCTGCCTATCCGGGTACTTGCCTAGATACCACGCAGGTAGTAAGTAAGATGCCATCTCAGACTTAGAGTGCCGTGGGGGTAGGGATATGGCTAGACGTTTTATGTCACCCCTAGCAACAGCCTCAAACTTCTCAGCCATTATCCTATGGTGCCTCCCCATGATAAACCCGGGCCACATCTCTTTAACAAACTCTAGGAATGTTGTCTGCGCCGCACTTCTTGCTTCCCGCCTAGAGGTTTCGTTAAGCAGGGCTAACAGCTCTATCTTCTCGCGTTCTGGCAGCTTGTGGATATTATCCAACACCTGTTGTTGCTGGTGGGGTGGAAGGTTCTTTATGGCGTTAAACAAAGGGGATCTTCATGTCTTTGGCAGTTATGACGGTGTGTGATATGGCTTCGATGTCTACCACTTCTGGTTTCTCTGCTTCTATAACCAACCCTAGCTTCTCGCGTAGCCTCTTTCGTAGTTCCTCGTCTGAGGTGTGCTTAAGTGTAATCTCTTGTTTATCCACAAACATCCCTACGTCGGCAATCTTGCCTAGCAGTTCTACAGCTCTCAGCTGGATCTTGGGGTCTGGGTGCTCTGATAGTGCCAGTAACTTATTTGTTACCAAGTGCCTTACTTGACCCGCATGGGTTACTACCTGCCAGCCAAACTCATCAAGCATGGTTTCTAGCTGGATAATGGTTTCGGGTTTCTTGGCTAGTGTTGCGGATGCTACTGCAGGGAGATTGGCAGTGGGTGTAGGACTGGGTATGTCAAGGGGTCCATATATTGATATGTCTCCTATTAAGTCCTCTAGCTCTCTACGTGTAGCCATGTGCATAACTCTCTAAGTACTTCAACATGACGAACTGTAGCAAATTTTATATATTTTTGTCAATGCTTTACATTTTAAAAAGAACCGGGGGGTGTCCCTATTTCAGGAAATTCATAATCGTGTGTGCAAATCATAGTCTATACAGACTTGGCTAGCGAAACATAGTTTAGGGGTTCGGGGGTTAGTGGGTTCAGCGTAGAACAGATCATGATTTCATGTTTTGTTCCAGAATATCATGGTTGACAATATGATGAGGATGTAGGATAATGAATTTGTCGGGAGAACCGATGTAACAATCATGTATCAAATTGGAGGCTATACCATGTCACAAACTACTAACGTATTATCACAAGATGCAATAACCGTATCATCCACGCTGTCATTGTTCCATGCTTTCGGTAAGCTCGAGATTAAGACAGCCGCAGCTAAAAAGGCGGCAATTGATTCTGCGGTCTCATATATGCAAGCCGCCAAAATGAGTTACGCTGACGAGCAGGTATTTAAGACTGGATGCGTGGCAGCGTGGGCTGGTAAGGGTGCGACACCCGAACGTCTTAAGACTTGCCGCGATGGTTTGAACATCGCGTTAAAATTACGACCTGATTATGTTGCCGCAATAGCAGCGACACCGAAAGCACTAAGTCAAGCTGAAAAGCGTGGTGGATCAAAAAAAGCAGCAACAAACAAAGCAAACGGCAAGGTTGCGGCAATTGCTAAAGTCGTCAAGGGTAAGGCACAATCCGCGCCACAAGCGGATGCGCCGGTGGATAACATCCGATTCGATCATATCCTACAGGATGTTACAAGGTCGGTGCAAGGTATCCATGCACACGTTCAGATGCATTTAAAGCCTAGTCAATTGACGGACTACAACAAAGCACAAACCGACTTCCTGATAGCAGTCGCAGCGATTGTCAATAAGTAGCACTAACCAGCATCACCGACCCCGCTCCGGCGGGGTTTTTTTTCGTCCCGACTTTCCGGTTTTGTACTCGTTCTTGACTCGTTCTTAATGTCTAAGCTCGTGTAACCGAATGTCTAGGCAGTGGTTACAGACTTAATGGCGCAGCCCATTGAAAGCAAAGGCTATTATATTCGGTGTAACCGGTGTAACCATCTGTAACTAGAACGGTTACATGACCTAAGTCCTTGATTTTATTCTGTATCCTATACTGTATGTAACTATATATATATATATAAATAATTAAGATATATAAAAGAGAGAAAAAAGGAAATACACGCCGGAAAGTTCTTGGAGGATTTAGTAAAGTTTTTTTCCTGGCGCTCATACAATTTTGCGGTTACACGCGAAAAACGTCACACGCCTACTCCTGCAACACTCTTCAGGGTTACACACAGGTTACACACAGGTTACACACAGGTTATCCACAGGATAGCGTAGCATAGCGTAACAAATGGCAGAGCAAGACGACGACAGATTTTGGTCACATATGCGTTAACCGGTCAAGTTAAGGCGGTTAGCAAATCCCTAAACACACGTAGACTAATTAATACGTTATCAACACACCATAATCGAATTACACGTGTTCAACACATATAAACACACATACACGACTTGACAAAAGGGCCGATTTGGGGTATAATAGTAGTTCGGCTGGAGGAACAGCCGCAAATAAGAGCCAGAACAAAACATGAATTCATGTTTTGTTCTAATAGGAGAAAAGCATGGATGCGATGGACGGTGGTGAGAATGTAGTAGGTTGGTTTGTTGGGTATCTCGAAGCATTGTTTGAGGATCGTGAAGTGGTTGTGCTGGCTGAGTATGAGAGAGAGGTTGAGTGTTTCTTAATGTAGTTCTTTTTTGTAGTTCTTTTTTGTAGTTCTTTTTTGTAGTTCTTTTTTGGAGGTTTACCATGAGTAATAACAACGGCATCAATACATATAACTTTGCGGTTAATCACAGCGAAGCAGCGAAAATGGTAGCAACATGCGGGCAGGATGTGACGTACGTCTTTGAGGGTGAGCCGGGGGTTGGTAAGAGCAGCATACTAACAACACTATCAACCATGCTAGGGGATGAGTATGAGTATATCTACGTAGACGTACCAAACAAGGATGCCCCTGATATAGCCTTGTGTATGCCTGACCACATCAAGAAGGTAACAGCGTACTACATCAACGAGACATGGCTAGGTGCTGACCGTACTAAGAAGAAGTGCATCATGCTGGATGAGATAAACAAAGGCCCAGAGTATGTGCAGTTGATGATGAATAGGTTAGTACATGAACACGTGATCGGCACATACAAACTACCAGAAGGAAGCCGCGTCTTTGGTACTACTAACTTCACGACTGATGGGGTGGGTGACAGTAGTAATGCGCATAGCAATAGCCGTATAGTAAGAGTGCCGTTCAGGAAACCATCACAAGAGGAGTACAACCATTGGGGGATTAACAACGGGTTGAATCCTATCGTGCTTAAGTGGTGTGACCAGAATCCTATGGTGTTTCAGAGTTACAAGGACACTGAGTTCAATGCCAACGAGCATAAGGATGGGGTGGGTGCGTTTCATTATATCTTTCACCCGCAGCACAACACCCATGCGTACGTTTGCCCACGATCAATGCACAAAGCCTCTAAACAGATTGACTGCATCGACATCTTAGGTGAGGCACTGTTAGTCAAGGCGTTGATCGGTACGATAGGGGCTAAGGCAGCGTTAGATATGTCAGCACTGATAGCACTGGGTAATGATATGCCTGACCCGAAGGACGTGATAAGTGCACCTGACTCGGCACGGATACCTAAGAGCGAAGCGGCTCAGATAATGCTGGTCTATAAGTCAGTGCAACATCTAACACCCACAAACATCTCTGCATGGGTGACATACTTCGAGCGATACCCGCTTGAGATGCTGTCTGTCTGGATTAAGACTGTCATAAAGAATGAGTCAGTTAAGATGTTCTTTATCAAAGACCCAAAGATCAGGGCGTTTGCTATTAATAATTCGTGGGTTTTATAAGGAGAACTAAAATGGAACTAACAGCGGAACAGAAGGTAAGTAGGGCTAAGGTATGGATCATGTCCAGCAAGGAGTGGAAGTGCATCGCCCCTGTAGTAATGATGGGCAAGACCAAGTTCGTAGGGGATGATGACCCTATACAGACTGCGGCTACTAACGGGAGGGATGAGACATACAACAAGAGCTTTGTTGGTGGGTTAACTGAGGAGCAGGTGCGTTTCCTTGTGCTACATGAGGGCTTGCATAAATACTTCAGGCACTTGCATACATGGAGAGAACTAAACAAGGAGAATCACACGCTTGCAAACATAGCAATGGATGTTATCATTAATAATCAATACCTTATAGGCAAGGATGGGCTGGCCTTCATCGAGCTTGGGGTAGATATGCCAGAGTATAAGGACAAGATGAAGTGGAGTACGCGAAAGGTATTCGAGGATCTGAAGCAGAAGGGGTATGGAGGTGGTGGAGGGCATGGAGGTGGTGAAGGGCATGACCATCATGATTGGGATGGTGCGGGTGAGATGACTGAGGAGGAGGGTGAGGAGTTAGAGAAGCGCATTGACCAAGTGATGCGACAAGGTGCGATAGCAGGGTTAGGTGAGGGTGACTTAGCACGAGAAGCAGGTGCGGGGTTAGTACCTAAGGTGGATTGGCAAGCACTACTGGCGCAGTTCATCAAGAGTCACACTAGGGGGAATGATAAACGAACGTGGCGCAGACCGCGTGGGGCATACCTAGCCGTTGACCCTGATATGTATCAGCCTAGCCCATACTCAACAACAGTACCACGCATACTAATATGTGGTGACACGTCTGGCTCGATAGGTGGAGCAGAGTTAGCTAAGTTCTTAGGCTTCATGCAACAGCTATGTGATGAGGTCAAGCCTAACGGGGCGGATATAGCGTGGTGGGATACGAAGGTGTGTGGGGTAGACAAGTTCGAGAGGGGTAAGATCAACCTGTTAGGTGCGGTTAAGCCTAAGGGTGGGGGTGGCACTGACCCATCATGTCTGCCAGCATACATAAGAAACGAGGGCACTGCGGGTACTAAGTATTGCTGTGCGGTAGTCATCACTGATGGGTACTTCGGCAATGATGTAGGACAGTGGGACATACCTGTCATATGGTTAGTAGTAGGTGGGTATAAGGCAGATATAAATGTAGGGCAGGTGGTGCACGTGGGGGAGGCGATGTGAAAACCATAATCCATGTGAACCAGCACATCATCAAGAAGAATAGGCGGGATGGGACTAATGACCCTGTGTTAACCGTCAAGACGTACAAGAGCAATGTGTATGCAAGTGAAGTAGTAATAGAGGGAGCATCGCGGGTGGTGTATAGACCAGATCAACCGCTATCATGTGGTGCTCATGTGTGGATCGAAACTGAAGCTAATGTAATAACAACCTGAGGAGAAATACCATGACACAAGCAAATATCAATGCAGTTATATGTGAACTATCAATCGGCGTATGGACTGCGCGTAAGCTAGACAAGGCAGCAAGCCGTGAAGTTAAGCATAGTAAGGGTGCTAACAGCGATGATGCGGCACGGGTTAACAAGAACCTTATGGCAGGGATGGACAACCTTAAGAAGGTGACTGAGTTTGTGGGTTCAATACGTACCGACTTCTATGCCATGACCTTACCGTGGTCTGATAGTGGGCAACGTCTTGTACCAATGGCGCAGTTCTTTGAGTTGAAGCAGTGGCTTAATGATAAGGACAATGAGTATCGGGCACTGGTGGATAACTTTCTGTATGAGTACCCCAACCTTATATCAGCGCAGGCGTTTCAGTTAGGGGATCTATTTAACAGGAACGAGTACCCAACAGCCGATGAGATTCGCGGCAAGTTCAGGTTCAGCACGTGCTTCCTACCATTACCGACCGCTGGTGACTTCCGTGTGGATTGTGTACAGGAGGTTAAGGATGAAATGGCGAATGAGTATGAGCAGATATTGATGAACCGTATTAACTCAGTGAGTACCGACCTATGGGATCGACTCCATACCACACTCAAACATATGAGTGAGCGATTAGGGTATGACGAGCTTGGCAAGGCTAGGGTGTTTAGGGATACGTTAGTGGATAACGCGGTGGATCTGTGTGACCTACTAAAGAAGCTGAATATCACCAATGACCCCAAGCTAGAGTCAGCCCGTAAAGAGTTAGAGTCTACGTTACTAGGGGTAGATGCAGGGGAGTTACGTAGGACAGGGGCGCGAGAAGAAGTTAAGGCGCGTATCGACCGCACACTAGATGCTTGGTTCTAAGGGGGAGTTATGAAACCGCTAAACTATGAGAGAGAAGCAGAGAAGTCAGGAAGTAAGTCCCGATACGGTGGTCAACAGGATTGGTCGTGCACCCCCCTAACAGGCACAAGCCTAACAGAGAAAGGTGAGTTCCATATAAGTAATACAGGGGCGCATGCTCCTGAGTGGAGGGAGGCAATGGATAAGCAGTTTGGTCTATTGATATGCAAGCCTAAGGATATGCCAAGACGTATAGTTACAGACACAGGTGAGCATATTAAGAATGCTTGGTTCAGTGCAGAGCATTGGTTTATGTATGACAAGGAGTACAACAGAGTGGTGTCTACGTATGGGGGGATACGATACAAATATACGACAGAGCACCCCATTCCACGTAAGAAGATTGTGACACTTAGACCCGACCGTGGTGCATTTAAGGCGAGGTGGAATAGTGAGCCAATAGCAGAGCTACGGGAGATGTGCAATACCTTGATGTTGTTAGAGCCAGAGGCATACACCAACGAGACTACGGGGTTTAGGTGGAGCAGAGGTGGGGGTGAACCAAGAAGCGAAGTAATGTTGACACTGCTGGCTCACCCCGACCTACTAGATACTACGAAGCCTGCACATCGGGGGGTGGTAGCATATGTGAGCAGTGCTAAGTTCGAGGCGTATGTTAGGAGGACATCAATGGATGAACGGCAGTATAACTACTTACGATTGGAGGTGTAACATGTCAAGCCATGCAAAGATAGCAAGGAGATGGGTAGAAGGTGGCAAACACCTTAAGAACCGCAACCTCGTCATGAGGGGCGACCTGATAGATTCATACCATCAAGGGTACTCTATAGCTAGGATAGATAGAGAGAAGAATGTAGCGTATGTCACCACGAGACCGTACAGCAATTCAACGCGGAGGCACATAGCCCATGTAGAGGATGCACTACGTGCGGCATATGTTGATGTTATACATTTATATAACCCTGCGGATTCGCTAGAAGCTAACTTAGCTACAATGCACGCCCTCTACCTAGGGGCAAGACTGAATTCCGCTGTTAGGTGGGGTAGGGATAGAGTGTGGGCACTGAGGTCTACCTATACTAACTACGAGAACCTTGCCGCGCATATGGGTGTGTCTATAGTAGATGAGCTAGATTACATACATGAAGTAGAGGATCGTAGGGCTGAGAAGGTAGCGAAACGTGAGGAGAACACTGCCGAGAATATACGCAGGGCATTAAGTACGTGGCAGAATTGCAAGGGTGAGTGGCAGCGTAGGTTTGCGGGTAGCTATATTCGTGCTGTTGATCGGCTAGTGAGGATAGTAACGCATGACCCCTTGCGGATACAGGTGAGCGATCAACACCCTGAGAAAATTAAGGGGTGGCATCACAGTAGTCAGGCATACATACAAACCAATAACTTTGGGATTGAGCATCTGATAGCACATGACCATACACTTACACAAGATGAACTAGACTACGTTACTACGGAGGTAAATGATTATGAGCAACAACAACAACAACAACAACGACTATCACAAGGAGCGTAACCCATACCTAAACGCCCCTAGAGGACGTAAGCTAGGCTATAAGACATGCAGGTGGAATAGGGAGGATGCGATGTTTGTTAAGTGTGTAGCACTAGGCATTATAGGGACTATATTTATTTTGGCTACCTACTTGACTCTGTGGATCATAGGTGGATAATGGAGGATCGAACTAAGAAACAAGGAACGAGTGAATTGCGATGAATGAGGACTTCGGTGGGCAAGAAGCATTGACGGCATCTGAGACACATTGGCGGTATGGTGCGCCAGTTAACACACGGTCGAAGTGTCTACTACTGACAAGCCAAAAGATAGCCATAGTAGGTGAGTGGGGTTCGGGACTAGGTGTCATCGCATGGTGTCCGTTACCCAAACGAGATAAGAAGCACGAGCTTAGTGTAGGCTTGTAGACTGTAAAGTTAAGTAGGTATGATTGTAAAGTTAAGTTGCTGTAGGAATCCCCAGCGTGAGGTGGGATGGTTATTGGGCCGAAAACACACGCAGCTTATGATAGGCCAAAACTTGACGGATCTATATCCGTGGGCCTCCAGCTTATGTGTAAGCCGACCTACCCCCGTAAGGGGTACAGAATATAAAAATGTCAGAAGAAGCATATAGTTTCTGACAGCTAAAGGAGAAGAAAGATGGACATATTTGACACACGATTGAGGCAAATAGACGGTAAGCGTGAATGGGTAGGGCTGACAGCGGAAGATATAGAGGGGCTAAGGCATCGAAACGCAAATGATTTCACTCTTGCGGCAATACTGTATGAAGCGGAGTGCATATTAAAGGAGAAGAACAATGGAATCATTACTGCTATGGTTAAGTCTGGTAGTGTACTTTGAGTCAAGGGGTGAGCCTGAGGTGTGTCAACGTGCAGTAGCGCATGTAGTGTTGAATCGGACTAAGGATGGGGATGTAGCCAAGACAGTGCTAGCACCTGCCCAGTTTAGTTGGGTTTCTGAGAAGATGCGTAACGGTGTGATACGCCCTGAGCACCGGCCCAATAAAGAATCCCCTGCATGGAAGCAGTCAGTTGCATCGGCATTGAAGGCCATATATACGGTAGACTTTTATGAGGCTACGCACTTCCACGCAACGTATATACCCAAGCCTAAGAGCTGGTCAAACCTTAAGCTGGTACATACATGTGGTGGGCATCATTTCTATAAGGAGATAGCATGAAAAGATCTTGGGGTAAGAACAGTGAGTACAGCACAACGGTTATATACGTGATGACGATAGGTGGGTCAGTTATTGCATTATTAGCTGTGCTAGGGGTAGTGCACGTACTTGAGTGGATGGGGGGTTGATATGAACCAAGAATGGGAGGCGTACCTCTACGAGCAAGGCGAAGTAAACGAGGAAGAACACATGAACGAAGTAAAGAGACTACGGGCAGCGGCTGGCCTTACTCAGCGTGAACTGAGCCTAACAACTGGCATCTACCCCGGAACAATAGCAGATGCAGAATGGGATACTAAGGTATTAAACGAAGATCAGTGGGAGCGCATACAGTTGGTGTGCAACGACAGGATAAAGATATTCAAACGAGATGCGGGATTAACGATTAAATATCTTTATCCTGTCG